GCTGGCGGTGCCGGTCCAGCTTGATGCCTTGGTAAGTGCTACGCGGGCATATCCCGTGTAATTGGCCTCGGCAGCAAGGGATGCGGCCTCGCCAGGGTCGGCACTGAACAGGGCCAGGTATTGCGTGGCCCCGGCGCGGTAGCTGGGGTCTGTGCCGCGCAGGAATACGTCAAGGGCGGCGGCTTCGGTGGTGTTGCTGAGTGACATGGGTGGCTCCTAAATTTGTGTCGGCATGGTTTATTGCAAAACCAAAGTCTTCCAATCGCGGGCGGTCAGCCCACGGTGCAGAGGGGATTAGGTTTTACTTTTGGTACGCATACCCAAACAGGTCAGCATGCCATTGGCCCCAAGTCTTTGGAACGCAAACGCCTGCTGTTCTCTGTGCATCAATCCATCCCATAAGGTCTGACATCTTGTCGTAGCTCCATGTTGGTGGGCTTGCTGCATCTGCCGCTGCAAAGTCATGTGCGTTCACATGGGCCACACCGTAGTTTTCTGTGGTGCAAGCGGTTGTAATAGCTGTCTTTGCTTGGGCAAGACTTAGCCCAGTAGTCAAAGCACATGCATTGCAAAGTTGATAAATTCGCTTTTCATTTCCCGTTGACATTAACGAATCGTGCATTGAAAGCGGTGAAGTAGCTCCCATCCTTGCTGATAAGAATCCTGCGCCTTTAAGCAGGACCTGTGCTGAGTTGCTATAAAGACTCTGCACCCACGGATGATGAAATGGCCCATGCCCTTTAATGCCAAGAGCTTGCAGATACGAACGTGTTTGCATTTGTTCTGTTATGTATGCCTGCTCTGTACTTGTGGTTATGTTGTGGTTGTTATAGCCATGTGTGACAAACTCAAACAAGTCGCTCGGGTCAGCTTGCAACTCTTGAATTTGTGATGTCGTCATATATCCAGCAGTACCAACCAAAGCACTATCAATTCCAAAACTTACTGGCATTTTGTAGTACCTTGCCAACGGAGCGATAAATGAGTAACCACTGGCATACCCATCGTCAATCGACAATACCAATGATGATTTCTTTGGAGCAGCAATTCCGAATATGCCAATCCATACTGATGTCGCTGTAGGTACACTGGTTACAGTAAAGTTAACCCGTGGTCGTTTTAGCCCCGTGAAGGTCGGAGATAATGTTGCTGTTGCTGTACCAAGCCTAGCAATTACCCATTCATTTGCCACCCAATTTGCTTGTGGAGCATTGGCCGGTCCGTTTTGACCAGTGAAGGTATAGTAGTTGGTGAACGCTGCATCACCCAACAGCACACCTGCAACTGCGCTAACTGCTGTCATATTTGACGACATGAAAGCTAACGCTAGTTGTTTACCATCCCAGCTATATGGTGGTAATACGTTCGCAGTTGTCGTCCCAACTCGATAGGTTCCACTTGAGTTAGCTGGAATATCAAGACGTAGCGTTGGCTTTCCATCAAACAAAACAGCCGTATCCACAGATAATGTCAATCCAGTACCAGCTTGGTCATTCCACAAAGCTAGGGTAGATGGCGACAAAAGTTCTACAAATTGCTTGTACTGCTGCTGGCCTGACGTTAGTGAAATACTACCACCACCAGGCGCACTTAAACTAATCCCCCCGGTGAGGGAATTGGTTGTGTAGCGAACTGTGCCTGCCACGCCAGCCTCATCAACAGATTCAACGGGAGTAGGGGCAACATATGTCGTCCCCCCCGTCAAATTGCTGTCTGCAAACTTGGCTGTAATAAGTCCAGACTCTGTTCCGGCGTCTGCTGTTAGAAGATTATTTGGGGAATAGAGGACACCCGCGTAGGTGTATGCGACAAGCAGGCGAACAGTCATGGCTTACCCCTTTGCGTTTGCGATTGCGGCGGGAGCCACGTCAATGAGTCTGTTTTCCAGGGCATAGGCAGCTTCCGCCGCCGTCAGGGTGACCACCTGGCCGCATTTGCCATAGATGCAGTCCACCAGGACAAGTGCTTCAACGGCTTCCATAGGTTTTTTTGTTGCCATACTGATCTCCAAATAGCTGTAAAAAGGGCACTCCAAAGAATGCCCTTGAACAACCGATTAGGTTGCAGAGTGCTGGTACACCTTGACGGCGTTGGTATCCAGCAAGTTACCGCCGGTGCGGGCCCATGCCAGGAAGCCGACTTGACCCAGCTTGGCGTACGCCGAGTCATCAAAGCGGAACATGGTGATGTCCATCGCATCACGGATCATGTAGCTCGACAGGTTGCCAAAAATCAGCGACTTGGCATTGGCAGCAGGCACAGCCAGGTCGTTGTTGATGTAAACCGGGTAGCCCATGAGGGTGCTGGAAATACCCTGACTGATGCCCTTGTCGTTGTCATCCACCCACAGCGGCCGGCCAGCGGTGTCTTTGATCTTGCGCAGCACTTTGCGCATGGTCTGGCTGACCATGAATGCGGGTTGTTGGCCGCCTTCCAGGTAAGCCACATCCAGGCTGTCGATCAGGTCGACCAGGTCGTCATAAATGATGCTGAGCGTTTGGCCAGTAGTGCCGATCTTGCCCACAGCAGCTGCAGTGATGATGCCGTTGGGGTCTGTGGTACCGCCGCCGGTGGTGTAGCCGGTGTTGGAGATACGGCCAATGCGCTGTGCCAGGCGTTTGAAGACCATGGCTTGCACGTCAATCTGGCTGTCTTGCAACAGTTCGATTGGCACTGCAACAATCTTGCTGGATGCCTTGAACACGTTCAAAGCAACAGTGCCAAACGTGGGGTCGGCAGCTGTGGCAGTGGTGTTTTGTGCGATCCACTCACCGGTTTCTGATGTGCCATCAGAGGTGGGGTAAGACAAAGGGTTGCCTTGGTCGGTGGTGATCTGGCTGGCCACGGCACGCATGAAGCCATAGGCTTTCATCAGGTCAATCAGCTGGCTGGCAACCGTGCTTTGCACAGAGTAGCCGCCTTGTGAACCGGTGGTGGTGGACATGGTGTTGCGAATGGCCAGGGCTTCGTCAACCGTCATGTCTTTGAACGACTTGCGCAGGAAGACGTTCATGGCCTTTTCTGCATCGCTCAACGGCTTGCCGTTTTTGGCATTGGCTTTGATGTTGTGGTCATCCACGTCGGTGAAGTTTTCTTCACGGTCTTTTTCGATCATGGCTTCGTGGGCTTCAATCTGACGCGTGAGGCGCTCGGCTTCGTTGGCATGGTTGTCAAAGGTTTTTTGATCTTCGTCAGACCAAGTTTGTGAACCTTTTTCGGCCAAGAGATTCTTGGCGGCTTTGGTGGAAGCTGCGAGGCGCTCCCGGAGGGCTTGAATGCTCATAATTTACCTTTCAAAGTAATGGAGCGAACATAAAAAAGGCCGCTTGGTGGCGGCCATGGAATCAAACGCGGGAGCGTCAGATGGGGGTGATCAGTCGCAAGCGGTTGCGGTTGATCTGGATTTGTTGTGCTGCCAGTGCGGTCAGGTCAGGTTCTAGCGTGTTGTCTGCAGGTGGCTCAGCTGCTTTGGGTGCATTGGGGTAGGCGCTGAGGTTCCACTGCGCTTTGCTGGAATCTGTTTGCTTGGTGTTGGTGTCGATGGCGTCAATGAACTTGGCATCAAGCGCCTCTTGTGCGGTGAACCAGGTGGTGGCATCCATCCAGGCCACAACCTGGTCGGTGGTGGCGCCGGTCTTGCGGGCGTAGTCTGCAATGATGGTGCCGTCGATCTTTTCCAACAGGTTGGCGGTGTCGCGCAGCTCGGACTTGTTGCCATAGGCCAGCGTCCAGCTGTTGTGCACCATGAACAGGCCACCGTCGGTCATGCGGACTTCATTGCAGGCCAACGCCAGGTAGGTGGCAGCACTGGCGCAAAGGCCGTCAATGTGGGCAACGACTTGGCTGGGGTGAGACACCACGGCTGCCGACATAGCGCGGGCCTCGAACACATCACCGCCGGGGCTGTTGATGTGCAGGTGCACGATTTTGTCTTGGTGGCCGGCCAGCGCGGTAATGAGGGAAGCGGCACTGGCGCCCCAGTAGCTGTCGATCACGTCATTGACGTAGATATGCGCTTCGGTGGCGGTGGCATCCATGCGAATGGGTGCAGGGCCTTCAGCGCGGGCGTTGTCTTTGAGCAGCTGCATCAATTTATTGAGTTTCATGCGGGGGTTCCTGCAGATGATGGTGAAGTGGTGCCGCGCTGGGCTTTGAATAGTTCGTCGCCACCGTCAAGGCGGGGCAGGTTTTTGAGGCGGCGGATTTCGTTGACGGTCATGTAGCCGTCACCCGTACCAGGGCCGCCCAGGGCCGACTTGAAGACCTCGGCCTGGGCTTTGGAGTCGCCGCGCAGCAGGCCATCAAGCTCAAATTCAATGAACTGGCCGGCATTGCGGAAAAGTTTGCGGTTTAGCTCTTCTTCCCAGCGGCGCAGCATGGGTTTGATGGTGAATTTGACAAAACCCAGGGTGATTTGCTCAATCCCGGTGCCCCAGCTGCTGGTTTTGTCGTTGTCACCAATGATGACTGGGGGCACGCCAAGGGCTTGGCAGATGTCTTCTTTTTCATAGCGGCGGGACTCGATCAGTTGCAAATCCACCGGGCTGATGCTGAGCTCGGTGACTTTGCCGCCTTCGGTGAGCACCAGGGGCAGTTTGCGGGCGCCGACGCCGGTGTAAGTAGCCACAAAGCTGTCGCGCAGTTGCTTGGCTTGTTCGGGATTCATCTTGCCAGCGAACTCCAGGGCAATTTGCGGCATGGCGCCTTCACCGATGGTGCGACCGGTGTATTCGGCGCTGGCCAGGCTGTTGCCGATAGCTTGTTTGGCCGCGTGCTGGATGGCGCTGAGGGAATGCAGGCCGTTAAACCCAAAGCTGCTGAAGTGCAGCATGTCATCCTGATCAACTGTTTTCAGCTGCCCGGTGATGGGGCAAACGGTGTCGTACACCACACGGAAGCCGGTGCCGTCTTTGACCATACGCGGCACCACCAGGTCGGGGTGATGGGGTTTGAGACCAGTGACCTGGCCTCCGCTGCGGTCGCTGCTTCGCAGGATTTCGGTGTGTTGGTCGCCGCGCAGACTGACGCAGCGCACGATCCATTCTTTCCAGGCGGCAGAGGTCCACAGCGTGCTGGGTGACTCGTTCAGCATCCACCACAACGGGGCGTTTTCAATGCGCTTGCGGTCACCGACGGCGTCATACCGGTAGTGGTGCACAGGCAGCTGCAGCACGGCACCAGAGAGTTTGCTCAGACATGCATAGACGGTGCTGACCGCCATGGCAGTCTTGTCGGTGATGGCAAAGCCGCTGGCTGAGGCAATGGGCTGGAACAGGGCCGCCATGGCATCGTTGTCGCTGCTGGCTGTGCTGTACACCTGCATGTTGCTGATACGCTGCACAGGTATTGCGTCAACCACATCAGCCATGCGGCGGCTGGCACCCGGGCGTGTAGTTGACCAATTGGTCAACACGCGCGAGGTGTAGCGCTTTGCTTCCAGGTTGAAGGTGTTCACAGTATTACGAAGCCTTGTTGAATGTCGGTTGACTCGATGGTGGCCATGGCCCGGCCCAGCGCCATCAGCATGGCCATGGGGCCGTCTATCTTGTTTTCTGGCCGCTCTTTGGTGGGGGATCGCAGTTCGTTGAACTTGCTGACCTTCACCACCAGGTTGCTCACCATCCAGGTCATGACGGGATTGCCGTCAAATTTCAGTTTCTTTTCAAGCACCAGGTTTTCCACCTGGATCAATGGGGGCGTGAAGAATATGGCCCGCTGCGCGATCTCCACCAGCGGCAGGCCTTCTTCGATCAGCTTGCCGGCAAAGTACATGCTCAGGGCCGGGTCAAAGGCGATCTCTTGCATGTCAAACTGTTTGCAGTAGCCGCGCATGTCTTCGGCCAGCACGTCAAAGTCGGTGATGTCGCCATCAGTGACCTGGACGTAACCCGATCTGGCCCAGCCACTCAGGTGGGCGTTGCCACTTTCAGACACAGCCAGCTCGTTCAAGTACAGACGTGTGAACACATGCCACACACCCTTGCGCTCAAATACCAGGCAGAGCGC